GATATTTACTATCCTGTTATCTTTCAGTTGGCTACCGGTAAGCAAAAGTATGATTTTAAAGTATTTTGTACTTTAGGCGGCCAAAATAATAGTAATGTGCCTTGGGGTACACATGGTACACGCTCTTTCGGTCTTAATTGTGAATGGAGTGTTACCGCCAATGGATGGGGTACTCAAGCAGAAAATAGAATTATTGATAAGTTCTCTTTTAGCTGGACTGCACAATCACCTTTAATAAATATTAAGCAAATGCCTAACTCTTCAATTGAAACTGTCTTTTTACGGGGTGGGGCGAGATATGATATTTCACACTATAAAACGATTACACCACTTATTAAAACTGAGTCTTTCACAGCTTTGGGACAATCTATTGAACCAATTCAATATAATTCGTCACTTGTACCAGTACCAATTTTTGCAGAAATTGTAAAAGCTCAAGACACAGCTGCTGCAGCATCTAGAACAGTTGCTGACATACAAAGAGATTATGTGACTTCTTCAAAATTGAATGAGGCAGTTGCTTCATCCAATGAAAGATTATCAGCCCTCTATTCAGCAAATAGCCAAACCATTATGGCGTCTGCTTTGCAAACTTTTGAGAAAGATTGGATTAACAGAACGCCTAGCGGCTCAAGAATAGGAATGCGTTTAATTGAAGATCAAACTTGTCGTGGTGGTTATGCATTACGAATGGGAGATAATTCAGGAAACGATGAAGTATGGTTGAATTGGTTTTCTACCTTACCAATTGATGATAATAAGATGTACCGGATTAAATACCGCTACAGAAGAGTGTCAGGTGCTGGTGTCGTTTATGTGGGGGCCACCTGTTTTAATGCCGCAAAAACTGCATTTATTACAGACGCTAATTACATTAATGGAGATATCGGCTCAAGTCATTATGTGGTGGGTGGCGCTGCACCTGCCTTGGGTACATGGGTGACGGGTGTTGCTTATTTCAAAGGTAGATCTGCTGGTGCAAGTAGTGGGGCTGGAACGCTTACAAACCCCAGAACATTTGCAAATAAAGCAGCTTTCTTTACTCCTGTTTTTATCGGCAATTATGCAGCTCAAGCAGGCGAAGTAGATCTAGATTACATCGATATTGAAGATGCAGACAATATTGCTGAATTTGAGAGTTTTAAAACTACATATACCACGGATGTAGGAGCTTACGTTGGTTCACTTCAAACTCTCACTTCAGTATATGGGCCAAATGCAATTAATCTTAAGTCTCAAGCTGACTTGATAGATGGCGTAAAGGGTAAGTATGTAATGGGGATGGACAATAATGGTGTGTTCACTGGTATGTCTATGGTCAGCGAGCAAACAAATGGAACTGTGCTCAGTTCTATAGGTTTCCAAGCGGATAAGATTTTCTTCACAACTGGTTCTTCTTCTACTAAATATATGCCGTTCATAATCCAAGACAATCAAGTTTTGATGAACAGTGATGTATTTATTAAGAATTTGACAGCCGCAAACTTTAAGGCCAAGTCTCTTACAGCTGAATTATTCAATGTTGACAAGTTAAGTGCCATAACTGGTGAACTTGGGACTTTAATTACTTATAAAGATCCTAGTCAGCCTCAAAAAGCAAGAATGGTCATTTCAGGGACCGCTTTAAAGTTATATGACGATAACAATATTGAGAGAATTTATATTGGTTTATAAATGGCTACATTCTTATTAAGGGACCTCGGTGGCAACGTGGTCCTTGATCTAACATCTAATCTTAGTATGTATACAGAAACGTTAAGTGTTGTCCTCCCGAAAGGTTCATCTATGGACACAATTGTACGAAAACTAGATACTGCTGAAAATCATCCAAGATGGTGGGCTTATGTAGCTTCTGGTGAAGTGTTATCTGCCAATAGTGCTGTAGTTGAGTCTTATTCAAATGGTATGGGATGTGCCATTTTGACTAAAGCTATGGCTATTGAGGCTAAGCTGGGCGATAAGATACTTAATCAAATGGATGATACTTCATCTTATTTATTAATTTATGATTGTAGAGCTTATTACAATACAGCTTTTCAGCAAACGGTTAGTATTCATATAGGTAAATGCTAATGGCTGAATACATCAAAATTCTCAATGATAATAAAGTGACAATAATTGACGACAGCTATAGAAACTTTCACCTTATAAATAAGTTTGTTAGGGAAGTCGCTTCTTCAGACCCATTACCTCCTGCAGTGCTATCTGTATCTGGTTACGTTAAGTGTCATGTTTTGAATGTTACATCTTTACAAAGACCAATTGTGGTATTTACAGGCGTTTCTGTGATGCAGGTCAGATATGAAGAAACTTCCACAAATAATTGGAAAATAACTGTAATTTTTGACACCTTAGACGACCAAGGAGGATTTAAATATAAGAATACTTTTCCTTTTACAAAAGCAAATTATTATGTATTTGGATTAATTACTTTATTAGAAAGTGGTCATTCGCCAAAATTACTAATTAAGAATGGTAAAGGTGAGATTGTATTTTCTAACTCCCACAATCCTTTAAAAGTAGTTAAAGCAGAAACTTTTTATTTAAAAGGCAGTGCAAATTATTTTAGCTCATGGTTATCAGATATACCTGATTATAATGCTAATAAGACTTATGGCTTGGCTTTAGCTTGTCCAGCTCATTATGAATATTATTGGGGAGCTGGTGGTTTGAGTTCTTATATGCATTCATACTGTACTATAAAGACTAACTCATATAGTGATCCAACTTTCTCAGGTAAGATCCTTCGGGGATATACGATACTAGCTAATGGTATGAATACTTCAGCTAGTCTCTATTCTCCATTTCATAGTCATTTAATAGTTGATATTACTGGCTATTAAAAAGCCCCTTATTAGGGGCTTTCATGTTTAAGCAGGCTGATCATTAACTGGTGGTTCTTCTACTAATGTGTAATTAACCGCAACGGAACCAGTCTCCAAATCCCAGCCTAGGTTTAATGTTTTGAAAGCAGGACGATTATTATATCGTTGACTATTTACAATATCTTTTGTCTTTTGAGCTAATTCAATATCTAAATCAGTGAAGACTTTTACATCAGCCATGAGCGAATCCTCTGAACAGTAAAATAAGTTTGTTCAGATAGAATTGCATGCTGGATATTTATTAAATCTGTTTGGTTCCAATTCACTTTGGAACCCATCTAAAAGTAAAAAAATAGCAGCCTTCAAAATACATAATTATTTAGGTATTTTGGCTTCGTTATGTCTTCTCGGTTCTTATCGTTGTTACTCGGTGAAAATGTTAATTCATATGATCAGCAATTCGATACGTCTAATCAGGATGCAACAGCACAGCTATATGAAACTATGGCTCCGTTTTCACTTGGGACTAACCAAACCAAAGCCAATAAGAAGCGTACTCGGAAAGAAATTCTTACTAAATGGGAGAGAATGTTACGCTTTGCACCTATTGCAGAGGGTATGGGTATACATGTTTCTGCAGCCTTAGGCGGAGATTCTTATAGCGGTCAACAAGTATTTATTACTCCAGCAGAACGTTTGAAAAAGGCCAGTGGACCAGCAGCTGAAAAACTAAAAAAACAACTGGATGAGCGCCGTGTAAAAATGGAAAAGCTTATCAATAAGTATTTAAGCAAACTTGCCCGAGATGCTATTTCTTTCGGTGATTCCTATGCACGTATTTATGGGAAAAAAGATAAAGGTGTAATTGACCTCGTATGTAATGAGTATACATATCCGCCATTAATACAGCCTTTCGAACAAGGCAGTAAGACTGTCGCCTTTTTTTGTTTAGATCCTCGCAATTGGCAAAAAACTATTACCAAACTGAATACTATTCAAATGGTACGTTTCAAAATGCCCCGTATGAGCAATATTGCTCAATATGAGCTTGTTGAAACTGGTCTTGTCACGAAAATGTTGGAGGGTGATGATCCAGATGAGCTACCAATCTTACCCGCGCATTTAGGCGGCTCATTTCTTTATGAGATTGAAGATATTTATGATGATGTAATCCTCGCTTTGGCATCTATGAATAGCCAGCAAATCGCAGATACCGTAAATCAGATGTTCTTGACAGTAAATATGTCAGGAATGCCGCCAGCCCAACGTCAAGCCTATATCCGTGGTTTAGAAGGTTTACTGAAAAATCATGAGGCTTATGTCCGTGATGCTTTATCAGGTGGTGAAGCAGTCTGGAATACTGCTTTTCACATGCTTCCGGTATTTGATGAAAAACAAGTTCTAAATCCAGTAGGTGATATCAAGAATCAACGAAGCTCACCTATTAATATTGAACAGTTCATGATTAATGTCCGTTTGTTAATGGGCGGTATAGGTCTAGACCCAAGTATGGTAGGGTGGGCTGACATGTTAACTGGTGGTATTGGAGAAGGTGGAGCATTCCATACTTCTGCACAAATCATGCGTAGGTCACAAGACATTCGAACAGCAGCTTCCGAAGGGATTAATCAAATTCTTCACTTGGATTGGGGTTTTGCTTATAACGAACAATTTGAGCCTGAAGATTACCCTTGGCAAGTTGAATATTATTCAAACCAAACTGCAGCAGCTACAGAAGAAATCAACAATGCTCAATCAAGAATGAATACAACATTACTTAAAACACAAGTAATCGCATCATTGAAAGAATCAAATTTAGATGTAGATATTATGGCGTACATTCTTGAGCGCGATACAGGTATGAAATATGAGGAAGCATTAACATTAGCTGAAAGTATTGCTAAGAGCCGTAAATTTCCAGAGGATGAAGAATAATGGCTTTCTTTGAATACGAAACGCAGAATAAAACTATAAATAACAGTTTTGGAAACGTTTTAAATCCGTTTAAAGAACGTTTTGCTAAGAATCCTGTCTTGTGGTCTGGGCTAACTGTTGATCGAGCTGTTTCACATTATCAGGAACTTTACGCATTAGGGACACTTTCAGCGGCCCATTTTGGAATTGAAATTCGCCCGTACCGTGCAAACAGTAAAATTGCTCAAGCAAATATTCCAATTTTTGATCCTTCAAACAAAGTTGCTTGGTTAGCCAATAATGTAGATGTATCACTACTAGATGCCCAAACCGATGCAGTGCATGTGGGGCATTTTCAACTCAACCATGTAACTGGTAATGCTTCAAATGAGTTGAGCATTTCATTTATTGAGACTAAAGAAGCAGCTATTGCGAATAGTGCTAAAGCTATAAAAGAAATAATGTTTAATAAAGATGGTACTCAGTCGCCACCAATTGAATACTTAATGAGATTAAAAATATATGCTTTTGATAAAGCTGCAAGAAATCAGAACCAATTTGAAATTGAGCATCTAGTTTCACTTCAAGCAGGCAATTTGCCCCTTGATGCCTCTAATAAAGCACATGCCATTGTTACTTTAAATTTCATAAAAATGTTTCCCAACTTAAAATAAGCTATGGAACTCATTGCCTTTATAGATTCACCTAATTGAGAAAATATCCTCAAACTAAAATGAGGATAACTCCGTGAGTGTTAAATCAATTTTCATTCAAACACACGCACCACATCAAAGCCGATTAGTACATGGTTTTGACTCCATGGTGAATAGTGGTGCTTGTTCAATTGGGTTTATTAAGGGTGATTACCGTCAAATTAATGCTTTAGTCACTGAAGATTACACGGAAAATGATTTCTGGCGTGTTGTAAATTTAAAAGGTAAAAAGGGTGGGATAGATGCGTTTGATTCTGTTGCGGTTTTAGGCGCTATCGATGACCAGCATGCAGCTGATTTAGCGATACTGCAATTTGGCCGAATGTTTGATGCTTGTGTTACAGATGTTATTGAAACAAATCAATTTGGACTTAAGCGCCATTTATCTTCACAACAATTTAATTTGACGGGTGCAAAACCGATTCAAAGATGGCAACTAGAACAATTACAAAATGTTGTCGCAGCTGAAAAACCTGAATGGGATGGAATCAATTTAATTTCTCATGAGGGTGATACTTCTAAGTTGTTATTAGATATGCAACGAAATGATGATCACAGCCAATTATTAAGTAAATTTGATGGGTTACCTACGCTTTTATCTAGTCTAGGCGTCGAAGAAGCGCATTATGACTCTATTATCGTTGATTACCAGCATTTAGAGCAGCTGTCTGCAATTTTGCATCACTCTATGGATCAGTTTTCAAAAACTGGCGTCAAAATCGTTAACGTTACGGAAAGTAAGCCCTTTAAGCATAAAAAAGTCCTTCAAATTGCCCTTACTTATGATTTTGATGACGGCCAAAACTTCACAATCCTTTTTCATAAGCCAGATCGATTATCAAAAAAAATTAGTCCAGCAGATTCATTAATTTCATGGAAGATTTTAATGAACAATCGGGATATTACTGCTGCAATCCAGCCTAATCAGGGAGAAGGAATTTCAATTCCAGTTCTCGCTGGTCGAATTATGAAGTTAATTAACCAAAATAGTAATCGTTTTAAGCGGTTACAATCTAAAAAAGCAGAAAAGGCCAAGGCTTTAGCAGATGCTGAACTACGTCTCGAGCAAAAACAAAGTCAATTAAATTCTTTAAGTGTAGAAATTTCCAATTTATTAAATGAATTGGATCAGTTGCAAAATACATTGTTAACCAAGCAATCTGAAGAAAATGAAGTAATCATTAAAGAGAATAGTCTCGATAATGAGTTACCAGATAGTATTTCTGATGAAGAAGCCGAACGTTTAAAAGCCGACTTAAAGCGTTTAAATGCTGATCCTGAATGGGCAGGTGAAGATGGTTTACGTTACCAAGCATTCTTTGAACGTATCAATAAGGCTCTAGAGGGGGATTCTGATGCAGTAGTTTGGGCACGTGAATGGATTTCTGATCTAGATGACCAGGCTTTGGCTCAACAGCAAGCAGAATTAGAAGCAAAAAAACTTATTGATGCCGAAAATGAAGCTAAACAAAAAAGAGATGAAGAAGTATTAGCAGCACGTACAGCTGGTATAGCTGAAAACAAAATGATGCAAGCATGGTTAGACACTTTGGAAAATCCTGAAGATTCTAACAACATAGACTTTATGGCTTGGGTTTCAGATCGCCGTGGTGAATTCTTAAAAAACTGGAATGGTGCCGAAGGTTCACCAGAATATTTAACAGCATTTTATGAATATTCAAGAGCATGGGCAGATGAACATTTAGCGGATCGCCTCAGAAATAAAGAGCCAGCCCAAAATTCAGATAATGAAGAATTTAAAGAACTAAATGCTCCGACAGAAGTTGAAGATCTTCAGCCTAGTACGACAAATGATGAAGGTAATCAACTTTACCGTTCAGTAATTGAAGGGCAGGTTAAAGTTAATCTTGAGTTATTAGAGCAAATTCGAGATGAAGCAGAAAAAGACTTAAATGATCCACTTCTTATTCCAGCGGTGACAGAGCTCTTGAATCAAGTACAAAAAATGGAAGCGGAGAATATCTAATGACAACATTAAATCTAATTTCTACTCAAGATATTGCTAAAAATCCATTAGTTGTAATTGATCAAATGATCAGCTTCTTTAAACCTAAACAGCCCTTCACTGGGCTTTTGAAGGGTAGAACTAATAATGTGAAAACAGCCAAAGGACAAAAGATTTCTACTGTATTCGCCTTAGTTGATATTGATCAAGTAATTGCATCTCATACAGCAACTGGTGCGGAAAACCCTAATTATCCGCAAGAATTGCAGCCACGAGATCGTAGTCGTGAATCCTCACAAGCATGGGTACAGAAAACTGCTAATGATTTAGATCCCGAAAGCCTAGGCCGCTCAGGTCGTGCAGATACGGGAGCACCGATTACTGGTGATGATTTAGTGGTTGAATCAGGAAATGGCCGAACAATGGCAATCAAGCTTGCCTATGATCGCGGTTCCGCAGATGAGTATAAACAATGGTTGATTGATGAAGCTGATTACTTTGGCTTTAGTAGTGAGCAGGTCCAAGCAATAGCTCAACCAATTTTGATACGTATTCGTACAACCGAGATTGATAGAGCTCAATTTGCAATAGATGCTAACCAAGATGATAAGTTGTCTTTTACAGCAACTGAACGTGCTAAAGCTGATGCTAAACGTTTAGATGAGAATTTACTGGCACTTTTTAATCCGAGTGAAGATGGCGATTTATTAGCAGTAAGTAATCAAAAGTTTATTCAAGGTTTTTTAAGTAAATTAGGTGATACAGAAGCTGCCCAGTACACAACGAAAGATAAAAAACCAACACAAGCACTGATAAACAGAATCAAGGCCGCAATTTTTAGTAAAGCGTACAATGATGATCGTTTGCTAGAAATGATGGCTGATCATACAAAACCAGATCTTCAAAATATGCTTAATGCGCTTGGTGTTGCTGCCCCTAAATTTATTGAAGCGCAAGCCATAAGTCGTGGAAATGTTCAAGATATATCAGATCAAATCGTTGATGGAATGGAGCAAGCCATTGATCAACGTGTTGCTAATGCAATTATTGATGCAGCAAATACAATTTTATCTGCAAAGCAAAATGATCAAGATATTGTTGAGTTTGTAAAGCAGCAAGGGCTTTTTGAGGATCTGGGAGAAGGTGTTGCTGAACTCGCCGTGTTTCTAGCTAAGAATAGCCGCAGTTCAAAAAAAATGAGTATGTTATTTAAAGCTTTAGCTGAATTTGCAGAGAAACAGGCTTTAGATAGTAGTAATGTAGGCTTGTTTGGTGAACCTGAACCAGTAAGTGTAAAAGATGCTATCCAATATGCACAACAAGTGCTTGGTGATGATTTCATCAGTGTGCAAATGTACGATTCATTATTCTCTAATGCATGTAATTATTTAAAATTAATAGATTATGTATCTAAGGATCCTCTTTTTGTTATTAAATCATTGATTATAAACATTAAAAAATATAAGTTTTAATTTTTAACATTGGTATTAGAACATTTAATTAATCTATTGTTGACTAATAAATGTTCTAATATGTTTTTTGGGAATAATTTAGGAATAAAAAACTATAGAAAAGTAAAAAAATAGTGTATAAAGTTAAGTGAAATATTTTGGAGCCGCTTTATGGCTATAGCTGAAGAATTACATGTTAAAAGTTTAATCCAACCATATTCTAATTCTATTATTCAGGCTATTAAGGAGGCGTGGTCATTGTGGCTGCAAAGTCCTTTTTTTGGAAAATGGAGTTCACGCGGACGTGCCACATTCGTTTGGGAAACTGTAATTAATTTACTCAAAGAAAAATTTATGGGACGTAGTGACGTTTTTATTATAGATAAAGGTGTTACGGTACTTTTTGTAATTCAACAGCAAGTTGTTTTTCGTTTTAAATTGGCAGATAGGACTGGAAGAAGTAAAAACGTTCAAACAGATTCGGCTAAAAGCTTTCATGATCCTGAACTCAATTATAATTTATTAGCTGAAGCTGATATAGCTAGTAATATTCCACGTATTGAAGTTATCTATACTTTAAATAAGTCTGCTACTCAAATCGATAATATCAAAATGATTGCTAGAGATAAAAATTCCGTTGCTTGGAATGTAAGTTTAATTGATAGCCAAACATCATTCGTTGAATTTGACGAAAGCAAAGATACAAGTGACTTTGATACTGTTAAGGATAATCAAACAAAACGTCGTTTCAAAGGGAAATCCACTGGCGGTGGATTTAAAAAAGCAGAAGGTGAATCGTGAGTAATTTGACCTTTAATCCTGAGTTATTAAGGATAGTAAGGCAGTTTAGAGGGTTTGGACAAACAGCTCTTGCTAAAATGGCTTCTTTGTCTCAGGGAACTCTGTCAAAAATTGAAGCAGGATTGTTAGAGCCTAATGAGGAAATGGTTTCAAATCTTGCCAAAGTTTTAAACTTTCCCGTTTCAATATTTTATGAGACCTATAAGCCATTTGGTTTACCGTTAAGTGTTCATCCCATGTACAGGAAGAACTCTTCAATCGGTAAAAGGGCTATTGAACAACTTGAAGCTGAACTTAATATTCGATTATTTAACTCTATGAAGTTAGTTAAAGCTATTGAGTTTGAGGAGGATTTACCACTTCCTTTTTTAAGTTTAGATATATATGAAACTCCTGAAAAAGTTGCTGAATTGCTCAGAAGAACTTGGTTAATTCCTAATGGCCCATTAAAGAATTTAACCGATTATGTTGAGAGGGCAGGGTGTCTCGTATTTCATTGCGATTTCTCTCAAGAAGGTGTGTCTGGTGTAACAATAAAAGTACCTGGTTTAAACCCTTGTATTTTTATTGATAAAAATATGCCCTCAGATAGACAACGTTTCACACTGGCGCATGAGTTAGGTCATGCAATTATGCATAAACTCCCTTCAGAAAATATGGAGGATGAGGCTAACCGTTTTGCAAGTGCTCTTTTGATGCCTTCAAAAGATATTAGACCATATCTTACTGGGAAAATTACTTTAGAAAAGCTCGCTACCTTAAAGTTGGTTTGGAAAGTTTCTATGAATGCTCTTCTTAAAACAGCAGAACGAGAAGGCTTATTAACACCATCCCAGAAAAAGTATCTATGGATACAAATGACTAAGAATGGTTATAGGACTAAGGAACCTGTAGAGTTGGATTTTCCTAAAGAAAAGGCTGTAACTATAGATCAAATTTTTGAATACTATAGAGAAGACTTAGGTTACTCAATTGATGAGTTATCTAATTTATTGCAAACACCAAAAGAAGACATTGATTCACTCTACTCATTAAATATAGTTAAGAAAAAACCAAATATACGAATTTTAGAATAAGATAGGCCCTCCATTAGGAGGGTTTCCTTTTTTAATAAAAAAACTTTTCTTTTTAAAAAAAATAGTCATAATAAATCTATGCTTCCACACTAAGCTTGTCACTCCAACCGTATTACGGAGCGAACATTCCTTAAGTAATGATGTGTACGTATATATGATTTACAACATTAGTGTAGATCTAGATTTTTGGAGTGGTCTAATTTTTATCTACACAGATGGATCGTATAATCATGTCTGATAAGAACTTCGTATTTCCTTCAGGATTGACCAGTCAACGTGCTAGAGCTTTAGCTAAAGAAGCAAAAAAACTAAATGGTACGCAACTTTCATGTGAGCTGGATTTAATATCTAAAAAAGAATGTCAACTCCCATGGCATAAAGCAGTTTCTAAGTTTACTAATGAAGATATCTCAATTCTACATTTGAAAGTAGAAGATATTTTGAAAAAAAACCCATTATTGGGTTATGGTGGATTCTATTCTCCATTAATATTTTCAGATCGTTATTATCAACGTCAATATAGAATGTCTAAAATAGAGTATGAACAGCATTTTATTGAAGGCCGAATTTTAAGTACAGACTGGTTAAAACAAATAGAATATGCTCAGCAGTTTATGTCATATTTTGGAAAAAATAAGAATATAAATAATAATATGTTAGGTTCTTATGGGTTAAAACATATGTGTGAGGATTACTATGGAGAAATATGTGGTCAGCATACTTATATATCTAATGGTGCATTAATCATAGGTGCTATTTTAAATAATTTCAATTTTGAGCAATATAGTGAATATCATATTAACTGTAGTTTTAATATTAGTAAAAAAAGTGAATTTTACCAATGGTATAAAATGTGGAAATATGGCTACAGGCCAAGTCAGTATCTAATGTTTAAGATATTGGACCAAAAATATAGATCTAATAGCTAAAGCTTTAGTTAAAAAGACATGAATTAAAAAAGTAATCGATAAATCAAGGGAAATCGTTTAACTGTTCGTAAGGTGCTTAACAAATGAAAACCAGCTATCTAGCTGGTTTTCTTAATTTGGGGAGTTCTGGTGGAACATCTTAAAATAATTATATGCCCTTATCCTCTGATAGGTTCATAGGGAAACCTCTTTAAAACTTTACCTAATTCAAGTACCTCATCTTTATGTAAAAAATCCCATAGTTGATTGAATTTCTCCCGAAGTTGTACGACATTTACAGGTGTATGATGTGAAGTGTATTGATGTACTGCAACAGCACCACTTTCCTGAATTGAAATCCAGAAGTTTTTAGGGCCATTTGGAGATTGATACTTTAACTTTTCACCTACTTGTTGAGCAATTTCATAAGCCAGAGGGTTTTCTAATGCTGGATAACGTGATGAAACTCGATCTAAAAGATTTTCAAGCCGTTGTAAAGGATCTGATTCCACTTTTTCAACAACATTGATTGATTCTAAGTATTGTTTAGCTTCTTCAAAATGTATTGATAAAAGTTGGCTGTACTTAGCTATGCCAAAATGTCTGTTATGTCGTACCCACATAGATGCCCGTTGGCTGCGGTTTTTACCAGCACGGCGGTCAACTATCTCATGTAGTGCATGCTGCTGCTCAGGGGTAATCGTAAGACGTTTGTTTATTGCCTGTCCTTTTGTCCAGTAATCCCAAAGCACATCATCACATTCTTGTTGATACATGATGACTGTTTCGCGAAGTTCAGGCCGGACTTTGTTGGCGTGGATTGAGTAAAGCCATGCAGCTAATTTTCGGACAGGTAAGCAAGTCATTAAGCGACTTTTCCCATCATTGGCAACTGTGGTGATTTCCACCATAGTTGCACTGAAACGATCTTTTAATTTAACAAACTGGCTTTTCCAATCTAGCCCCATAGCTTCAACGATAGGTTTCATTGGTGTATAAGGCTGCCCATGATGTTCAATAATCATAAGTTCTGCATCATGAAATGGTACAACTTGTGGTATGTATGATAAATTAGACATATCAATATCCTTTCGTGGTTGTTGATAGAAGCCCTTGCATTTGGTTGGTAGCCTGCAAGGGCTTTGTTGTTTCAGGTTTAGAGCCTGTTGTGAATAACTATATATAGTGTATTTAAATAATGCAATATTAAAATAAATTAAAATATAAAAAGAATGCAATCTTATTGTGTTATGATTAATTATCTTTTTTAGAGAATTGAGATGATTAAGAATAATATTATTGCCTTACGAGATAAGGCCGGCATGACGGCGTATCAGTTAGCGAAACAATGCGGATTTATTTCAAATAACCATGTACTGGGAAAGAAGATAAGTGACGCAGAAAAAGGAAAAAATATCACAATTGAAACGGCTTTTTTAATCTACACTGAACTCAAAAAAGCTGGTGTATGCGAGAAGTTTGAAGATGTCTTTTGGCTTGAATGTGATGATAAAGATATCGAAAACTAAAAATATTTTTTGTAGAGTTGGAACTAACTAATTTTTAAACTTTCATATTTGTAAATAATGGTCCTATTCAATGAGTAGGGCTTTTTTATGTCCAAAGCTTTAGCTTATGCACCAGCTGTAAATACAGCAAAAACTAATTTACCAAGTAATGAATCAGATCCATTCTATGGTTCTATTTCAAAGCACAAATACGCAGAGTTTTCTCTATGTGACAAAGAGGGGAATCCTATTGCTGGCTCGCCAGTGATTAGAGCCTTATTAACGGACGGTGATAAAAGCATTGAGAGCCAATGGCAAACTCCATTTGAGAATAGTAATCCTGAGCTAAAAATGCCTATGCTCATGGCAGGCTTACAATCAGGTCAGCTATCACAAGTCGCTGAACAGATGCAAAGTAATCCTATAGCTCAAGTTTTATCAAAACTTGGGGTTCAAGATGCTATGCAGAGCGTTGAAGGGCGTACCAATCTAACTAAAGTGAATACAACTCAAGTATTCCTATCTACTTCTTCAGTACGGCTCAACCTTTCTATTTTCTTCCTTGCCTTTAGTGATGCGAAAACAGAAGTTGAAGACAGGATCATGCAATTAGAGGCTTGGAGTCTTCCAGTTTCTTTATCTTCTGATTCTACACTTCAGAATGTGGTTAATGACTCAAACTCAACTTTAGAAGGGTTGTTTTCAGGTGTAATCCCACCCTTTGTGTCTCTGACAACTCACGGCAAAACTTATAAACCTTTCATTATTGAAAGTGTTTCTGCACCAATTGTTGCGCCAATTGATGAGAAAGGTAACCGGTTAAGTTTGGCCGTGAATATAAGTTTGATGAGTCGAACTGCATGGGATTCAAAAGACATTTATTCATTGTATGGAGGCAACTAATGATTACTTTTGATCCAGTGTATGTAGGCGATAATACTTTTCAAATGCAAGAATTGAGTTTTGAGCAGTGTCTTAAAATTTCAATCATTGCGCCGAATTTAAATGAAAAAAGACTTACAGCTTTTCTTAAATCAGCTTTAGATAGTGTGTTTGATCCTTTGGTTTTAACTATTCAAGAACGATATTTACTGCTGCTGAAGTATCTTGAAAAACAAAGTAATACTATGTTGGAGGTGAACACAGACTGGTCTAAAGTTTTCCTTCAATCAGAAAATAATTGGAAAACTGAAACTACTCAAAATGGAATTACAGTTAGACAGCTTATTGGAATGGAAGTGGAGTTCTTAGAGGCAAATTGTAAGAATGTCGCTGAATGGATTGCCTGCATGATGGCTTTTCAGTTGAGTTATTCTAATCATGAGCACTTAGCTTTATTGCCGGATAGAACAAATCCTCAATTATTTGAAGAACAATTTAAGCAGCGGCTAGATTTCATTAAGAAAATGCCAGCTAGTGATTTTGATTTGTGCTATCAAGACTTTAATAATTTAAACAATGAGTTATTTACTCATTTACGGTTAAGCGTTGATAACCACGGTATTTTAGTGGAAAGAGGTGCAGATGACGCGCCTGCACGATTTCGCACCGCTTCCATCTTTACAGGAATCATCAAAGAGTTGGACCGATCTTTTGCTTGAGACAGCAAGTAGTATTTCTGAAAACTGCCCAATGCCTTTATCGGATGCATTAAAAATGCCTTTGAGTTTTGAAAGTACTTACTTCAATTCATCAGCATGGGAAAACCGCAAGAAGTATTTAGAAAATGAAATTGAACGTCACAACGTATTCTTAAAATTAGGTCAAGAAGTCATTAAGGGATTAAATGCCCTAGCAAGTAGAGGCCGATAGTTTTCATGTAGAAAAGTCTGATTAATTCAGACTTTTTTCGTGCTTTGTATTTGGAACCATACTCTATTTAGAACAATAACACTTGCAAAAATAGCTCCAAATGAAACGTGGGGAATAGGTCATGTCTGATCATCAGGCAATTGAAGTCACAGTCACAACTTTTGCTAATAAAACTACCTTCTGGAGTGGTTTAGCAAGCGCATTTGGTTCTTTAACTTCAATTAATTGGTTGAGCTATACAGGTGCAATAGTGGCTGTTGTTGGCCTATTCATAAGTTTCATTTTTCAGTGGAGACGTGACCGCAGAGAACGTAAAGAAAGTGAATTACGTGAAAAAGAAAGCGAATTACGAATCAAAGCTTTAGAAGCTCTAGAGCAAGATAATTTACGAAAGAGGAAAGATGAATGAAGTTAATTGAAAACAATGCTTGGCAGTATCTATCTGTTAAGTTACCCGCCGTAGGTGCATTCATCATGCTAATTTTATTGCCGGCACTACAATGGGGTGTTGATTATGAAGTTATTCCCGAAAAATATCACGCATTTGTTACTGGTACTTTAATGCTTGTTCTGTCATGGATTGGTAAGAAAATTTCTCAACCACGACTTAACGGCCCTCAATTAACAGGCCAGTTAGTAGGAATCAATACCTTAATGAATATTCCTACAACTACAAAGTTTGACGAATTAGCTTGGATGGCTGAAGCAAAAAAACACATTGGTCTGCAAGAAATACCAGGTAAACAGCACAATCCAACTATTTTGAAATGGTTAAAGGAGCTTAAAGCTTGGTGGGCGGATGATGAAACAGCGTGGTGCGGTACTTTCGTTGCTCATTGCTTGAAATCAGCTGGAATTGCTTATCCTAAGCATTGGTACCGTGCATTGGATTATGTGAATTATGGTACCAAATTAGCTAAACCAGCTTACGGTTGTGTAGCTATTAAAACCCGTAAGGGAGGAGGCCATGTCTGTTTTGTTGTAGGACGTGATAAGTCTACTGGAAAACTTGTTTGCCTTGGTGGTAACCAATCCAATAGAGTGTGTTACGCGCTTTATAGTGATTCAGATTTCCAAGAGTTCCGATGGTATGGACGTACACCTCAGCCAGCAAGTAAACGTTATTCTTTACCGCAATTAAAGGGCGTAACAGCTACTAGGGCTTCTGAAGCCTAATGAAGATACTATTACTGAGCTTTCTTTTATGTGGTTGTACGGCACATACAATTAATAGCAATGTAAATGTCACTATTTGCGTTAAAGCGATTTAAAAAAAGCCCTGAATGTTCAGGGCCTTTTACATAAAAATTATTTACGGCAATCATTTTACCGAGTTCATAGTTACCATCAAATTTATTTGATCAATATGCACTATTTTAAATTGATACACTGTAACTGACCCAAGTAGTCTTTGTCTGAACTGAGCTTTTTAAGATATATTGGCTGGTAAGATAAGGCACGCTTAGTATCTTCTTGCAGGCTAGTTGGAGCTTTTTCCATATCAACAAGTGTCGAATATTTTTGAATAAACTTATTCAT